CCCGCGTGGCGGTGCAGGGCTTCGGCAATGTCGGCTCGGCCGCGGCCGAGATGTTCGTCGGCGCCGGCGCGAAGATCGTCGCGGTGCAGGACCACACCGGCACGATCGCCAATCCGGCCGGCATGGACATGGGCGCGCTGATGGAGGTGGTGCGCCGCGACGGCGGCGCGGGCGCCTTCACGCAAGCCGAGCGCATCGACGACGAGGCCTTCTGGGACACCGACTGCGACATCCTGATCCCGGCCGCGCTGGAAGGCCAGATCACCGCCGAGCGCGCGCGCCGCGTGCAGGCCCAACTGGTGCTGGAAGGCGCCAACGGCCCGACCACGCCTGATGGCGAGGCCGTGCTGAACGACCGCGGCATTGCCGTGGTGCCCGACGTCATCGCCAACGCCGGCGGCGTGACGGTCTCCTACTTCGAGTGGGTGCAGGACTTCTCGTCCTTCTTCTGGACCGAGGACGAGATCAACCTGCGCCTGGACAAGATCATGGTGGGCTCGTTCAAGCACATCTGGGAGACGGGCGAGCTGCACAAGATCCCGCTGCGCACCGCCGCCTTCACGGTGGCCTGCACGCGGGTGCTGCAGGCGCGTGAGGAGCGCGGTCTGTACCCCTGAGATCGGAGCCTCGAAGCCGGGCCGCCGCGCGGCCCCACCTCAGGAAGCCCGCCTCGCGCGGGCTTTTTTTCGCCCTGCACCAACCCTCTGTATCACTTTCGTCGTCATCCAAAAGGATGACCTAATTTAAAAGTTAGGCGCACCTATTGACTAAACGATTAGGCGTGCCTAATCTACATACCAGAAACACGGAGGACGCCATGCCCGACCTGACCGCCACGAACGACGAGTTGCGCGCTGCCTTTCAGGACAGTGGTCTGTGGCGAGAAGGATGGACCTTCGAGCGGGCGCAGGCGTGCCCGCTGGTGTGGCAGTCGCTGCAAAACATGGTGCGCGCCAGGCGGCGGAACGCCGAGCGCGCGGGCAAACCGATGCCGGCGCAGATGGCGCTGATCTGAGGGAGGAGGGAACGATGGATATCGCACTGCGGCTGATCATGCGCCGCCTCGACGACCAGCTGCTGGAGCACCTGCGGGCGCACTGCGCTGAGCAGGCGGCGCGCATCGACGAGCTGGAGGCGCAGGTCGAGCGCCTGCAAAACGAGGCGATTGACGCCGACGCTCGGGCCGACATGTGGCACGGCCTCGTCAATCGCCTGCAGGACGACATGGACCCGCCCGCCCACGTCGGCATCACCACCGACGGCAGCATCGTGCTGCTGCCCGCTGAACCGGCTGAGCAGGTGACGGCATGACCGCCGGCGCACGCACACGCAACCGCGAAATGCTGCTGGCGCTGATCAAGGCGGCCGGCAGCAACGGGGCGACGACGGAGGTGCTGACCGCGAAGACTGGGCTGCACCACCGCACGGTCGTCAGCCTGTGCCTGGACCTGCAGCACGGCCGGCACATCGTTTCCGGGAACAGCGGATCGCGCCGGAGCAATGGCGCCAACGCCATCGTGTGGCGCGAGCTGGTGCCCACGGCACCGCTCGCCGCGCGATTCCCCTTCCGCCCGCCGCGCACGCCGCGGCCCACCGTGATTCCGGTGCGCGCCGGTGGCCGCATGGCCCCTGACATCCGATGCGATGCGCGCGTGAGCTTCGGCCCGTATGCCTCGAATCCGTTTCACCCCACCAAGGAGGACTTCGCATGGTGACCGCCCTGCGCGCGGCCTGGCTGCGCTTCAACATCCGCCGGCAGGAAGTGCGGCGGCAGATTGCTCACGAAGATGCACAGCACCACCGCGAGCGCGCACGTGACGCGGTGGCGAAGAAGGCCGACGCGTCGGCGCGTATTGACGAGGCGGTGAGAGAGCTTGCCGGCATTGAGCGCCGCATGACGGTGCGCCGCATCGAGAGGGCACGGCCGTGCTGACCGTGCTCTTCGACCCCCTGAACTTCAACCTCTTTCAGGTGCTGGTGCTGATGCTGGTCACCGCCGTGATCGGCTGGGTAACTGGCGCCGCATGGGCTGGCGACCGCCGCGAAGAGACCGACCTGCATTACCAGGGCCGCGACCTGCAGGACGAGGCGCGCCGCGGCCTGATCGAGCGCAGGCGGCAGCCGCGCCCGCCTCACGCGCGGCAGACGAACGTAGCCCGCCGGTCGATGGCGCAGGAACCGAACCGGGAATGGCTGCGATGAACGCCGGCATGGATCGCGACCGCTACTGCGCCGCGCTGCTGACCACCGTGGGCGGCGAGCCCTGCACGGATCTGGATGGCGAGCGCCCCGGCGTGTGGCTGCCTGCGGCGGCGTGGCAGGCGATAGCGGACATCGTGATGTCGCAGGGCGCCGTCGACGTGACCGCCGCACTGAAGAACTGAGGACGCAATGAGCATAGAGCACCTACCCAAGCCGTCCGACGTGCTGCCGCTGGACATCCAGATCGCATTGCGCATGGCCGTCGCGAAACGGTTCGACGCGGCCGGAAGCTGGAAGAAACCCACAGCGAACGACGAGCAGCAGTCCAGCGTGGCACGCATCGACAAGATCGTTGCAGAGGCCCGGAAGCGATACCCGCACGGGTTTCGCACCGACTGAACCGAATCCATGAGAGGGGGCAAGGCGGTGCAGTCAGCCGCTGGTGAAGGCATGACGCGCGGGCAGTACCTGCCAGGGGGCGCCGCGCAACAGAAGGTGAAGGGACCGTCGTTTGCCCTGGTCACCGCCCCCGTTACGAGCGCCGCGCAAGCGGCATGTGCAACAGCGCCGAGAACCCCGCGGCGGCGAGGCCTGCCCTTCCAGGCCGGACTGCTGCGGCATCGGGCAGAACACCGCGCCGCGCTGCCGCGACCTGCAGCGCACTCACAAGGATTGAACGAATGGAAAACCAGCACCAGCACATCAAGGGCTATCGCGATCTGTTGCCCGAAGAGATCGCGCTGATGAACGAGGGCAAGGCGCTGGCCGAGCAGTGCGGCGCGTACATCGAAAAGCTGCGCGCCATGCCGGCGACCGGCGCGAACGGCGTTCCGTTCATGACTGACGCGGCGGACAACGCCCCCGCGCAGCCGAGCCTCGATCACCGCTGGATCAGCATCGGTGCCACGGACCTGCAACGTGGCTTCATGGCCGTGATTCGCGGCATCGCACAGCCGACGAACTTTTGACTTCGCGCGCCGCGCAGCCGCGACCCGCTGCGCACCACCCAGGAGTAACCCATGCCCGTACGTCCCTTCACCGACACGCTGCGCAAGATCCGGCGCGGCGGCCTCGCCGATGAACTGAGCGAGGAACTGAACCGGCTCACCAAGGCGTGCACCGAAACCGGCCGTGCCGGCGAACTGGTGCTGAAACTGAAGCTAAAGCCCGGCAAGGGCGGCCACGTCGAGGTGCTGGACGACGTGACCCTTCGTATGCCGAAGCCCGAGCGCGGTGTCTCGATTTTCTTCGCGACGCCCGACAACAACCTGCAGCAGAACGACCCGCGTCAGGGCGAACTGGAAGGCATCCGCAGCGTGGATGCCGAACCCGAGAAAGCCGTGCACGACGTGCGGGCCGCTGGCTAAACCCTTCCATCCACCCACTTCACGGAGTCAACTTCATGCAAGCTCAAGATACACCGAGCGGAACCGTGGCAGACGTCGTCGCCTTGGCCGCTACGGTCGGCATGGCGATCAGCGAGCCGAAGCGCGTCAATCCTGGTGACATCCCGTTCGTCGTCATCCCCGACGACCACAGTGTCAAGAAGCTCGAAGACACGCTGCTCAACCCCTTGCGCACCCGCGCGACGGTTGCCATCAACGCGGCCGACAGCTTCGTCGCCTACATCAACAAGCACAAGACCGACGTGACGTCGCTGTACGGCAGCATGGGCGAAAAGCCCAGCTTCATCGCCGTGATCGACGACCATGCGCCGGCAGCCGCTGCGTGGCGCGAGCACAAGGCCACCTACGCCTGCCCGCTCAGCCCGGAATGGCTCACCTGGACCAACCCGCTGCACAACGCCAAGGCAAAGACCCAGGTCGACTTCGCCCGCTTCATCGAAGACAACCTGCTGGACATCGTCGACCCGAGCGCTGCCGAAGTGCTGGCGGTAAGCCGCACGCTGGAGGCGAAGAAGTCGGTCAGCTTTTCCAGCGGCGTGCGCCTGGACAACGGCGACGTGCAATTCACCTTCAACGAAGAGACGAAGGGCACGGCCGGCAAGGGCACGATCGATATTCCGGAGCGCTTCGGCATCGCCATCCCGGTGTTTGAGGGCGGCGACAAGTACCGGATCGACGCGCGCCTGCGCTACCGCATCAACGACGGCGGCCAGCTTTCCATGTGGTACGAGCTGGAGCGTCCGCACAAGGTGATCGAGCACGCCACCAAGCAAGTCTGGAAGGCGATCGCCGAAGGCACCGGCCTGCCCATCATCAACGGCAACCCGTTCGCATCGTGATGCCGAGCGCGGACACCCTCGCCACGGCCGCGTGGCTTTTCGCCAGCACCTTCGCGCTGGTGTTCGCGCTCGGGCTGCAGAGCCTGAACGTCAACGGCGGCCACTACGCCGCCGCTTTCTTCACGTCCTTCTGCATCGGCGCCAGCAACCTGGTGCTGTTCAAGCTCGCGCCGGATGCCGGGGGAATCCAGATCGTCGCGTACCTCACTGGCGGCCCGCTGGGCATCGTCAGCGCGATGCGCGCGCACCCGTACATCGTGCGGCTGTATGGCCGCCGGAGGAACTCATGAGCATCGGGCAAGTACCCCCTAAGCAGGCGCCGTCTTCGCCGCTCGGATCACCTCAGACCGCGCCGGACCTGCTGCAGGCCGCTGCGCGCCACATGACCGACCGCGCAGCGATCTACGACGCCCCGGAGGGCGAACGCAGCATGGCGCGCACCGTCGTCGCGTTCAACGCGCTGACCGGCCAGCACATCAGCGAGGCGGAAGGCTGGCTGCTGCTCCAGCTGCTGAAGGACGCGCGCCAGTGGCAGACGCCGACCTATCACGCCGACAGCGCCGAAGACTGCATTGCCTACGCTGCGCTGAAGGCCGAGGCACTGGCGGCCGGAGCCTGACCATGGCTTACCCACTGAGCCCTGCCCTGACCGCCGCGCGCGCTCGCCTGCAGAGCGGCGAGCGCCTGAGCGCCCGCGACGTGTGGGAATCTGACGCGGGAATCTGCCGCTCAGCCGCGCACGTCACGCTGACGCGCTGGCACGCGCAACGCCTTACCCATATCGCGGAGTGGCGGCGCTACAGCAGCAACGGCATGCCGGCGCCGGTCTATGCCTGGGGAGAGGGCAAGGACGCGCCGCGCCCGAAGCCGATCACCAAGGCCGAACGCACGCGCCGCTGGCGCGCGGCTCACCCGGACCTTTTCGCTGCCCAGCTTAACCGCATGAAGGCGCGCCGACTGGCTGCACGCCCGCCGCGACTCGATCCGCTGATGGCTGCACTGCTGGGGGCACGGGCATGACCACCGAGGCCATCACCTGGACCACCGACGGCAGCCTTCCTGATGCTGACACCACGGTGCTGATCGAGGCCGAGGTGTCGGGCGGAACCGA